CGCCCAGGTGATCGAACAGCTCGGCTGGACGGAAGAGAAGATCTGCGAAGTCCTGGGGATGCCGATCAGCATCCTCAACAGCAGCAAGCAGCCGCCCTACGCGAACGCGGAAGCCTCGCAGCTGCAATACAAGTCGCAGTGTCTCGAGCCGCACCTGGTGTCGATTGCGACGTGCCTGGGCGAGGGGCTCGATCTCCCGTCGTATCTCACGCTTGAGTTCGATGACACGTTGCTGATTTGGATGGACACGATGAGTCGCGTGCAAGCGGCGCAGACCGCGACCAGCGCGGGCGTGCTGTCGCCGAACGAAGCGCGCAGCGAATGGTTCGGGCTCGGCCCCGTGCCCGGGGGCGAGACGCCCTACCGGCAACAGCAGGACTGGCCGTTGTCGACGTTGGCGAAGCGCGAGCCGCCGACCGTGCCAGCCGCACCGCAGTCGACGCCCGCGCCTGATGACGAAGAGGTGCCCGCGTGACGCTCGAGTTCTCGCGTGTCACGCTGCCGGCCCTCTGGACGGTCGACCAGGCCAAAGTGCACCTGCGGATCACCGGCACCGCGCACGATGCCGACATTCAACAAAAACTCGCCACGGCACAGGAAGCGATCCTCGGATATCTCGCGGTTGCGGCCGATTCCACCTGGACCGCGGCGACGGCGCCCGCCGCCGTGACGCACGCGATCCACATGCTGACGGCCTACTACTACGAAGACCGCGGCGACGGCGAACTGCCGGACCCGTGGCCGAAGATCTACGCCCTGCTCGCGGCCTATCGCGATCCGACGGTGGCCTGATGGCGCGCGGCGATCGTCGCCATCTCGTGAGGTTCCAGAACCCAGGGCCGACGGAGCCGGTGACCTGGATCGATCTGGTCCCGGCGACCTGGCACGTCAGCCTGTCGCTCCTGACCGGGGATGACGTCGGGTTCTTCGTCGAGCCCGCCGCGGGCACGCCGATTAGTTCCGCCACGTATTCGGTGCGCGGGGATTTTCACCCGGGCGTCACGACGCAGACCCGGATGCTGTTAGGGGCGCAGACGTTTGCGATTACCAGCGTCGACAACGTTGAGATGCGGGGCGTCGAGATGATCTGCGGCGCTGTGCAGTTGGTCGCATGAGCGCGCGGATCTATTTTGACGGCCTGGAGGCGCTGAAAGAAGCCTTCCTGACGTTACCGAGCGACCTCAAGGGGGAGGCGACGGGTGTCGTGATGGACGCGGCGCAGCGGGCGAAGGTCGAGATCGCCGCCGCGTATCCGCTCGGGCCGGAGGGCCGGCTTAATAACGGCAAGCCGATCAAACCCGGCAACTTAAGACGGGGCGCGAAAGTCGTCGTGAAAGAGATCGGCCCCTACGGTGTGCAGGCGCAAGTGCGGAGCACGGCCCCGCATGCGTGGCTGTTCGAGCACGGATCGAAAGCGCGGCACTACATCACGAAACACGGCAAGCGTAAGGATGTCGGTGCGATGCCGGACAAGCCGGTGCTGATCCCCACGATGATCCGATCGCGGCGCGCGATGTATGTGCGGCTGGCGGATACGGTGATCAAGGCGCACGGGTTGACCGTCGTGTGGGGTTGACGGATAGCGGACAGCGGCCCAACCGGGTTTGCAGAAGGAGATCACGATGGCAATTTTAACGGGGCGCTATGGACAGGTGAAGTGGGATCAGGCGGGCGTGACGGCGGTGCCGATCATTTCGTTGAACGCTTGGACGGGGGATTTCAAAACCGAGTTCGAGGACGTGACGTGCTTCCAAGATACAAACCGCGTATACGTGCCCGGTTTGCGCAACAGCGAGGGTTCGCTGTCAGGATTTTGGAATTCTCAGGAACTCGCACTGTTCAAGGCCGCCGAAGCGACGACGCCCGGCTTGCTGGAACTCGTGCCGAACAGCACGGAGCCCACCTATGCCTGGTCGGGCCTCGCCTACATGGACGCGAGCATTGATGCGAGTCTGCAGGCGCCGAAAGTCACGGGCAACTGGAAGGCGGCCGGGGCGTTCGCGATGAAGCCTGTCGTCGCCGCGACGGGCGCGACGGCGGGCACCCCGGGCACGTTCACGCCCGCGGGCGCGGCGGCCCCGGCGAATCTCGCGGCGATGACGGGGAAAACGGCGAACCCGGCGACGAACTGGGTCACGGGCCAATACATGCTGCTCGGCGATGCGAGCAAGTGCAATTGGAACGGGACGGCCTGGGTCGCAGGGATTCACGCGTAAGCGCGGTGTTCGATAACTTCACGGTCACGGGCGGCGCGGGGTCGATTCTCTGGGGCTACCGCGTCGCCGTCGAACTGCGATCGTGGCGCATTGCGCGATCACAGGCGAACCCGGTCTGGACGCTGACCGCGACGATCGCGCACGTCGATAAATTCCAAGCGCGCCAGACGCCGCTCTTGTTCACGGCACCACGCGCGGGCGGTTACTGGGCCTGGCCGGTGCAGCACATCTCGATCGGCGAGACGAATCTCTGGGCCACGCTGGGATCCCCGGAGCAATAGGAGGCGAAGCACTATGGGGCGCTGTCGGATCGTCACACCGGACGCGGTGCGCTTGCCGTTGTCTGACGGCGACTTCCTCACCGTGAAAAAAGAACTCAACGCGGGCGAGTATCACGCGCTCGTCACCGAGGGCGTCTCCGGGAAACCGTTCGCCGTGGTGATCGCATATCTCATCGGCTGGTCGCTCGTCGGCCTGGGCGAGCAGCCGATCGCGTATGGCCTCCACCAATCCACCGACGAACGGCGCGACGTGTTGGGATCGCTGGACGTGCCCACGATCGTCGAGATCGTGGCGGCGCTCGACGCGCACCAGGCGGCGAACGAACGCGCCATTCAAGAAAAAAAAACGACCCACGAAGCCGTGCTCGCATGAGAACCGATCTCGCGCTATGCAAGCTCATGGGCCTGAGTTACGACGACATCCAAGCGTTGCCCCGGGCCGTGTATGAGGTGCTCGTGGAAGATCTCGCGGAGCGCGCGGCAAAGGATGAGGTGCCGGTCTAATGGCCGTGTTGACGGGCGTCTTGAAGGCGGATTTTTCCGAGTTCAAATCGGAAGCCGATGCCGCGATCGGAAAACTGCGCACGATGGAAGGCGCCGCCGGCACGACGACGACGGCGTTTAAGACCGCCGAGACGGCGACGGGCCAGTGGGGCTCGGCGCTCGTGTCGCTCGCGGGCGCGTTCGGCGTCGGGCTCTCGGTGAATGCCCTCAAAAACTACGCGATCGGGGTGATCGAGGCTGGCGCCGCGATCGGGGATATGTCCCAGAAGCTCGGGATCAGCGCCGAAGCCGTGCAGCGGTTTGGGTATGCGGCGGAACAAAGCGGCGCGGACATCGGGACCGTTGATCGCGCCATTAAAGCGATGAACGTGAACCTCGCCGAAGGCAGCACGAGCACCGTCTCGGCGCTCGCGGCGGCCGGCCTGGAGTTTGACAATATCCGCCGCATGGCGCCGGAAGACGCCTTTGTGGCGATTGGTGATGCCGTGGCGGGGATTGAAGATCCCATGATCCGCGCGCAAGTCGCGACGGAGTTATTCGGGAAAGCTGGTCAGGAACTGCTCCCGACGTTCTTAGCGGACATCGAACGGGTTGGTGAGGCAACGAAGGTGATGAGCGACGAGACGGTCGCGCGGTTGAAAGCGGCGCAGGATGCGTGGGGTCGCCTCTCCAACACGGTCACGATCATGTCGGGCGAGATTATCGCCGAGACGTTTCATGTGAGTGAAAGCTGGACGGATCTCGTCACGGGCATGGCCGTGCCGTCGTGGTTGCGCGACAAGTGGCGCGAAGTGATGAAGGACATCGGCACCACGGGCCTGCAAGCGGCGTCCGATCTCGGGGCGATGGCTGCGGTCGCGGAAGGGGCGTTGCCGAAAGTCGCCAGTGGGCTGAAGCCGGTGGCTCTCAACGCCGCGCAAGCGGAAGCCGAGATCGCGTATATGAACGCGACGCTCGTAAAAGCCCCTGCCGCGATTGCGCTCGTCGAGCCCCGGCTGGGATCCCTCGCGACGTTTATGCGCGACGCGCAAAAAGAGACCGAAGTCTGGAATAGCGGACTCGTGTTCACGTCGGAAGTCGTGGGTGAACTCCCACCGAAGCTCGACGCGGCCGCCAGTGCCGTGCAGCGATTCGCCTCGGCCGCCGCGGCGATCGGCGTGGCGCCGGGTATGGATCAAAAATCGCCAGGTGCGAGCACGCCGATCAATCTCGGGGAAGGGATCTCCATTCCGAACATGGACGCGGCCTTTAAGCGCTACACGGCGCAGTATGGCGGCGGCGCGCTCGGGGGCGCGATTGGCGGCGGGCCGGCGCCCGACTTCCTCTCGTGGGCGATGTCGCACGGCTACACGCAGCAAGCGCCGCAAGTGAATAACACGTTCAATATCGTCGATACCGAAAGCGGGATCGCGCGCCGGGTCGGCGACACGATCACGGGACAGATTCAACGCGGCTCGCTGGTGAACTGATGCCGTCTCAGCCCGCCGTCCTCGGCACCGCACGGCTGAATAACTTTCGGCTGAACTATCTCACGGCCGATCAGGCGGCCGATCGTCCGACGCATATCCGCATCATGCTCGGCGGGATCGATATCACGCAGCCGACGGCGCCCATGCGGATGATCTACAAGTCGATGTCGATTCGAGATGCGCTGTTCGACGCCCCGAACACGTGCGCCTTCACGATCTACGGGGCCGCGCCGTCCGTCGGGCAGCCGCTCGAGGTGTGGATCAATAGCAATGCCCCGGTGCTGCTCTTCGGCGGCGAGCTGCAGACGGTCGATCGCACCTATAAGGGGCGGCCGACGACGGTGCTGCATCCGGTCACGGCGATCGACGACACGGCCCGGGCGAATCGCCGCCGGCCGCTGCGGCCGTATGTGAACGTCTCGGCGACGACGATCGCGCAGGATCTGATCGCCACATATGCGCCGGGCTTCTCGAGTGCGGGCGTCGAGGCGGGGCTGCCGACGGTCTCGATCAATTTCGACGGTTCCGAAGGCGGCATGAAAGGCTGTCTAACGGCGCTCGCGAAGTTGATCGGCGCCTACTGGTATTTTGAAAACAAAACGCTCTATTTTTTCGTGACGCCGGCGGGACCGTCGCCCGATCCGATCGACGAGACGCCGGGGCGCTTCCTACACGATCCCGCGATCCGCTTGTCCGTGGACAAGTCGCAAGTGCGCACGCGCGTCTATGGGAAGGGCGCGAGCTCGCGGATCGTCGCGTCACTGGCCGCCAACACGGATCGCGTCCCGCTCGAGAACGCCGAAATGTTCAACGCGACGGGCGGACAGGCGATTGCGGGGCGCACGCCCGACGGTGCGGCGTCGCGCGTCCTGACGTATACGGGCGTGCAGCTCGGTAGCGGGGGCGGCCTCGTGGGTCCTGGCGCCGCGCCGTCCAGCCCGCCGGCACTCGCCCTGCTGACCGGCCTGGGCATGGATACCGGCGCGTTCAACTATGCGGTGACGTTCGCCACGGCGGCGGGAGAATCGCTGCCGAGTCCGATCGCGACGATTACGACGGGGCCGATCACGGCGCCGGGCGCGGCGCCGGTGCCGAGTCTGCCGACCTCGGGCGGCGCGATCGAGAACGGCGCATTTCAATATGCCGTGACGTTTGTGACGGCGAGCGGCGAAACCACCGGATCGAACGCGAGCAATCCCGTGACGATTCCGGGGGCGGGCGGCGTCGTGGCGCCGCCGGTGGGCAGTTTTTCCGCGAACACCTGGGAACAAAATTCCTCCCTCAATGCGGGGTCGGCGTGGGCGGTGGGTGATTCCGTCCGTCTCGGGTTGGCCTATGTCAATGCGGCGGGGGTGACGACGGTCGGGGCGATGTCGAACGCGGTCACCATTCTGCCGATTGTGGGGAACTGGGACCCGCCGTTGCCGTGCGTCTTACAGATTGGGCCGTTGCCGGTCTCGCCGGATCCGTCCGTCACCATGAAGCGGGTCTATATTCAGCGGAACGGCGCATGGGCGGGGTATTACGTGCAGTATGCGGCGGCGGCGATCAACGTCAACTGTCCGGGGCAGCTCTGGAGCGGGATGCCACCATCCTCGAATACCGCCACGGCGAACAACGCGCGGAGCGTGCCGCTGACGGGGATCGTGACCGGGCCGGCGAACGTCACCGCGCGCAGGATCTATCGCTGGACGTCGGGCGTCGGCTGGAAGCTCGTGACGACGATCGCGAATAACACGGCGACGACCTACACCGACAGCGCGGCGACGGCGAGCCTCGGCGGGACGCTCCCGCCGAATAACACCGCGCTCGCGAATCAAGTCGGCGTCACGCTCGCCGTTGGCGGCGCGGCCGTGACCGCGCGCAAGGTCTATCGCACGCTCGCCGGGCAAGCTGCGCTCCGGCTCCTGGCGACGATCGCCAATAACACCGCCACGACGTATACGGACGCGACGGCCGACGGCGGCCTCGGGGTCACGCCCCCGCCGGCGGTCGATACGTCCGGCCTGACGCAGCCCAGCGGGCAAGTCCCGCCAGGCGCGACGAGTTTGATCGTCGCGAACGCGGCGCCCTTCGCGCCCGGCGGCGGCTGGGCGGTGATCGGCAACGGCGAGCAAGCGATCCGCTACACGGGCACGACGGGGAACAGCCTGACGGGGATCCCCGCGAGCGGCCCCGGCGCGATCGTCGCGGGGATTTCCTACAATTCCACGGTGACGGCCGCGCCCGCCCTCATCGGCGTCGTCGGCCGCGTCGACGACGTGATCCGCAATGCGCCGATTCATGTCTGGGTGCAGCGCGACGATCTCGCGGCGCAAGCCTATATGGCGGCGCTCGATGGCGGCGGCGATGGCGTCTATGAACACATCTGGAGCGACGAGCGGCGATCGGAAGCCAGCTTGCGGCAAGTGTGCGACGCGCAGCTCGCGCTCTACAGCGCGCCGCTCGTGACGGTCACGTATGCGTCGCGCGATCTCAAAACGAAAAGCGGGAAAACCGTAACGATCAATCTCGCCACGCCGGCCATCAACGAATCGCTGACGATTCAGGACGTCGCGATCAGCGAGATCGGGATTGCGAAGATCGCGCCGAAGTTCACGGTCACGGCGAGCACGGCGCGGCAGTCGTTCGAGTCCATTCTCCAAATGCTGATCCGAAAGGCGGACGCCTGATGGCGATCAATCGTGGGCCGTGGAATGCGCTCGTCGACGACGACGGCTCAAACCTCGTCGGCTCGGTCTGGAATAAGGCGGCGATCAAGGACGTGATTCTGGATCCGACCGATGTCGCGCTCGCGGGCGCCGTCGTGGACGTGCCCTTTAATGCGGCGTCCTTCGGCGTGTATCCGGCGGGGGCCTGGACGGTGACGGCCGGGAACGTGATTGCGTTCGCGTATACCGTGAACGGGAAGTCGGCCATTCTAACGCTGCAGGTCTTGAACAGCGTGATCACCGGGACGCCGCTCCTGCTGACGATCGTCTGCCCCGTGACGGCGCCCCGGCGCACGGTCACGACGACGCGCGTCGCCCTGGCGGCCGGGACACTCGAGATCGGCAACGCCTACCTCGAGACGGCCGACAACCGGTTCTATCTGCAGCGGTCGGCGGGGAACTGGCCGGCGGGCGCCGTCGCCGAGGTGTCGATGACGATTCCGTTGTTCCTGGGGTAGCTATTCGCCGGGGGTGCGGCGCCATTCGGCCTCGGGTAAGGTGTGGGGCTTCGCGCGCCAGTGCCACCAGTCGAGGAGTTTCCAGACGACGATCGCGCCGCCGAAGGCGAGCACGACGGAAAAGATCATCAGGCCGTAGGGCATAGCGGTCGAGTGTATCTCAGAGAGGGGGACGTGCCATGATCACGATTGTGCTGGTGCTGCAGCTGCTCGCGTTCTTTTGCTTCGTGTTCGCGACGATCGAAGTGCCGTCGCGGGTGAACCTGATCGGCGCCGGCCTGGCAATCTGGATGCTGTCGCTGCTGGTGTCCCGCGCGGGATAAGCACGCGGGCCTGGGCGTAGAGCCGCGCAAGATCGGCTTCGTCGTTCACCAGACCGGCCGCCAGGGCCGCCAGGATGCCCTCTAGTAAGAGATCGTCCCGGGCCATGACACTCACCATGGAAGCACACCCGCGCGCCGCCTGTCAGCCCGTGGGCAACTTTTGGGCAACTTTTTGTACTAGATGACGGGACGTAAGGGGCTATGACTGGACTTATAGGGATTTTAGAAAGGGCCCCCAAACACTAGCAAAACAGGCCATATTTGTTCATGTTTTAGGCGTTTTAGGTGGGTCGACAAGAGGGGTAGCGCGAGTCTCGGTGGGCTTCGATCTGGTCGTTTAACTCGCGCGTCTAAACGACTTACCGCGACGGGCAACTTTCTTAGGCAACTTTGGGGACGGGTTCTGTCCTGGAGCTGCCTTGAGACTCTGCTGGCGCTGCAGGGCTCGAGCGGCGCTGAAGGCGTCCACGGCGGCCCGGTCGACCTCGGGATGCGCGGCTTTGGTATAGCGGCGCGTCACCCTCGAGCCCGGCGCATGGAGGCCGATGCGCTGCACGGTGCTCTCATCTTTGCTCACGCGATACACGCTCGAGAGGAACGAGTGCCGGAGGATGTATTGGTTGACCCCGTGCATCGGCAGGCCGATCCGCTGACAGGCGCGTTTGAAGGCGGCGTTCGTGGCGGCGATGCTTCCGGGCGTCCAGGGCCCATACGCGTTCGCGGCATGGAAGGCTTTGAACGCGGCGACGGCGTCGGGGGAGAGCTGCACGATCCGGGGCGGGATGCCGGTGCCCTTCTTCCGGCCGTCGATGTAGACCGTCCCGGCGCTGAAGTTCAGATGCGCCGGGCGGATCGCGCCCAACACGCCCGGCGGAAACCCCGTCTCGGCCTGCACGCGCAGGCGCAGCTTCGCCAGGCTGAGGGGCCGGCCCGCGCGATAGGCATGCGTCGGCATCGCGGCGATCGCGGCCTCGATGTCGAGGTAGGACAGCTCGCGGGCGGCGGGCTCTTGCGGTAGGGGTTTGAACGCACTGGCGACCGGGTTCGCGTGCGTCGGGAACATGGTTTTGTAGAACGTGAAGAGCGCGCCGCGGCGCTTGCGCACGTAGTCGACGGCGTATTTCTGGAGCTCGGCGTTCACGATCGTTGTGATCTCGCTCGCGTCCACGGAAAGCGGCGCGCGGTCGGCGCCCAGGGCGCGGACCCATTCACCGAGCATCCGTGTGTATTGCGTCTTCGTATGCGCGGGCATGTCGCCGCGTTGCGTGAGATAGCGCGCGACCGTCGCGCGCAACCCGCCGGCGACATCTTGCACGCCGCCGAACTTCGTGCGTTGCTCCGTGACCCACTGCTGGATCTCGGCATCCGTCACGGTCTTCTCACGCGTTGCCGTCTTCAACCCGCCGCGGCCGGGATGCACGCGGACATACAACTGCAGCTTGCCGTTCTTCGCGCGCGTGTGCGGTCGTCGTCTCGCCATGTGTCTAGTTTGCTCCTGTTGAGTCCCACTGTACACACTAATTGACAGCGCGTTTCGCGCGCGCGTATACCGAAGAGAGTGATGCGGTTGTTAAGGTTTCGATCGCCGGCGCGCGGCGGGCGTCTGATGTGCAGGATGCTTCCAGTAAGGGCTCTTGCATTTCGGGCACGTGACCGGCGGCTCCCCGTTGCGCGCGGGGCGCTTGGGCGCCCACTGGTGATGACACCGCTGACATTCATAACCCGGGACTTGCAGCGTGATCCGGAACCCCATACCCCGGAATTCTGGCCTGCGAATTATCTGCACAACAATCCCCGGAATACGGAGTTCCGTGTAAAGGAATACCTATGACAGAAGTATCATGGACTGTCAACTTTCGGCGGCGGAGCGTGTCGGCCTCCCCCTGCCACACGTCGGCGTCTGCTCCCTGCCTACTTCGTTCGAGGGAGGCCGACCCATGCCCCGCCGTCGAACCCCCGCGCCGAAACCCCGGCCGTCTGACAGGCGGCGCCGCATGAGTGACGCCCGCTGCTATACCGTCCCGGACGTGATCGCGAAGCTGCAGATCCCCCGCGCGTCCTTCTACGCGTTGAAGGCCCAGGGGCGGTTGCCGTTCCTCGAAGAGCTCAAGCCGCGCCTTGGCCGCATCCGCCGCTATCGGGCGGACCTGGTCGACCGCTACCTGAACGGCGAATACAAGGCGCCGCTGCGGAAGTTCAAGCGATCGGCGTGAACTCGTGGGACGGCGTTTTATCGATATGCGCTACATCAACCAGCGCATGCAGTTCAAGGACGATCGGATCAATCGGGCATTGAGAAAGGCGGCAGACATGGATCGACTCGCGCTCGCCCCACCGAAGGAACTGCCGTCGCCCGACGTGATCGCGAAGGTGCTCCTGGGTGGCGATCTCGCGCAGCTCACCGCGCCGCAAAAGATCAGCTACTACCGGAGCGTCTGCGACTCGCTCGGGCTGAATCCACTGACGAAGCCGTTCGAATTCTTGCGGCTCTCGGGGAAAGAGGTGCTGTATGCGCTGCGCAATTGCACCGATCAGCTGCGGCATCAGCACGCGATCAGTGTGCAGATCGTCGGCCGCGAGCTCGTCGAGGACTGCTACGTGGTGACGGCCCGGGCCAGCTTCCCGAATGGCCGGCACGACGAATCGATCGGCGCGGTCCCGATCGCCGGCCTCAAGGGCGAGTCGCGCAGCAACGCGATGATGAAGTGTGAGACGAAAGCGAAGCGGCGCGTGACGCTCTCGCTCGTCGGCCTGTCGACGCTCGACGAATCCGAAGTCGAATCCATCCCGGGCGCGCAACCCGTGCCGGTGGATTTCGGGCGTGAGTGCTCGCCCCCGCCCTTGAACAAGAGCCTGACCCCTTCGCCTGGGCCCGCCGCACTGGTGCCCGATGCCGGGGCGGGGCTGGGAGCCCCCGCGGCCCCGGCGAACCTGAACGCCCCGATCCCGGACGCCTGGAAGCCCTTCGCGCGCACCGAGGCCGTCACCGGGATCATCGTGGGCGGGAAGCGATCGCGCACCACGGGCAAGACCACGGTCACGCTCGCCGGCGGCGCCGAAGGCTGGACGCTCGATCACGACGTGGCGAAGGCGGTGATCGCCTACAAGGAACAGCAGACGCCCGTCACGATCACGTTGACCGATGACAAGGAGATCGTCACGCTCGCGGGGGCGACCGATGCGGCGTTTTGAGGCGGAAGCGCGCGCCGTGGCGATGCCGCCGGGCTTTCCCGTCTGGTATGAAGAGATGCTGATGGTCGCGGAGCTCGGCGCCTGGGCGCTCGTCGGCGCCTGGATGCGCAGCCCGGTCGATGAGTGCCGGTATCTCGTCGCCCTACCCGGCGTGTGGCAAGGCCTGATCGCCTGTGCGGAATTGGCGGATCGGCGGCGCTATGAATCGGGCGTGACGACCGGACTGTTACGGAACGTGTCAGACAGGCGGTGACCTGAAAATCGCGGAAGTGCGCTTCTCCAGGGGCTTCTACGCGCCGCGTCCCGGATTCGTTGTGAAGAGTCCGTGGTATTTGGTTTTTCACCGCCCGAAAATTTTCGGATCCGGGAAAAAAGAAGCCCCTGTGTGCTTGTTGTAGCGACTGTAGAAGAACTAAAGGCAAGCGATGAGCAACGCCGACGCACAAGGCTGCTAGGAGTGGCTGGCAGCCCAGTATTTGAGGCAACCCTTTCAGTAGATATATATAGGCGCTTCGCGAAAATGCAAATTCACGACGACAAACAATTCTGGGAATTCGTCGCGGCGTATCCGGCCGCCCGACGCAGCAGCACCGGGGATGCACACGCGGCCTTCGTCAAAGCGCTGACGTGGACGTCGTTCGAGACGCTCCTGGCCGCGCTCGAGCAGCACAAGCGCTCGACGCAATGGCGGCAGCACATCATCCCGTCGATGCGGACCTGGCTCCGGGAAGAACGCTGGATTCAAGTGCTGCCGGAACCCGAACGCGCGTCGTCGACGCCGTGGCAGATGGCGCGCAAGCTGGGCTACAAGTGACGCCGCCCCGCTGCCCGCGCTGCGGCTGTTATCAGTTCGTCTACAAGGGCGACAAGCAAGTGTGCCGCGATTGCGGAAGGGAATAATGCGATTCAGACTGCTGCTCGCGGCGTGCGTCCTGCTGGCGGCCTGTGACATCCAGATCAATCCGGGCGCCGCGCCGGTGAGCCCAACGAGCCCGGGGGGTGTCACCGTCACGAATACCAACACGAATACCAATACGTCGAGCTCGGATCGCTCGGATACAGGGCCCGCATCGAACAGCGGCGGCACGGGGGACCCGACGGCACCCGCCGCGGGCGTGCTGCCGCTGCCCGCCTATGGCGAATCGGTGGTGCTGGCCTATGGCGCGGCCCATCCCGATCTCGTGCTGCACTCCTGTCAGCTGACCGATGGGGAGGCGGCCTGGCGCTTTCTGGATCAGGTGATTGCGCGGTTGAAAGCGCGAGACAACGATCTCCGCTGGGGCTACCTCTGCAAAGACGCCAGTTGCAGCCTCGTGGCGCGCGACGTGGTGGCCTATCGTGCAGGGAGTAGCGATAGCGGCATTTGGATTGTGGATGTCCTGGGCAATCACTGCCCGGGGCCGACCGACAGCCCGACGATGGTGCGCTGGGGTGTGCTGCCGTTCGAAACCGTGCGCCGCTGGATCGGGGTGCGGCCATGATGCCTCACGGAGTCGGCCCCACAGGGCCACTGGACGAGCTAATTAAGCGATGGCGTTTTGAGGCAAGGCAGAACGATGGCATCGACGATGCGCGTTGGAATGCCTTAACTGATTGTGCCAACGAACTGGAAGCCGCTCTTCTCCGCCGTCAGCAGACGATGACATGGGCGAAGAATCAGCCGCCCTACTTACCGCTGCCAGCCTTTGTGAACGAACGGGAAACGATTAGTTGTTGGTCGCTGACGTGGCGCGAACGGCTGTGCGTGCTGTGGAGTGGGCGCCTCTGGTTGCGTCAGATGAATTTCGGCCAGTCATTGCAACCGCAGGCGCCGTGCGTCGAGTCTCCATTTGTGGAGCCTGTTGCATGAGCAACCACGCGAGGGACTACGACAAAATCATGGCGCTCCTAAAGTCGATTGCGGCGCCGTGTCAATCGGATCGCAAGAACGCTGAACATTCATGGCGAAATTGCCGCCATTGCATCGCAGTCGAAGAATTAGAGCATGCCGATGTGAGGGCGAAGTTGCAGGTCTTTCTACTGGCCGTGGAAATTGGCGACAGGCACTATGGAAAAGCAGGCGCCTAGCGCACGGCCGTGCGCGGGTAGGGCGGACGTGGTATCCAGGCCGCACGGGCCGTTTTTGAAAGAGAGAGGGCGAGATCGTATGACGCACCCACGATCCACGGAGGCGCTGGACGCCATCAAGGCACTCATTATCGACGCGAACCGCCTCTGTGATCGTCAACTTGGCGGCACGTATGAGGACGATTGCCGACGTTCGATTGCGAAGGCGAAAGAAGCACTTGCCCTCCTCGCCGTCCCTCCCGAGGGGGAGAGACCGCAGTATTCACGCGAAGAATTTGAACGTGACCGCGCACAGGGGTGGCAGCCCATCGAGACGGCGCCGAAAGATGGAACGCTGATTCTGCTCTGTCGCGTTGGTGTTGTGACGGGCGAACTGTTCGTGGTGTCTGGCTGTTGGAATAGCGGCGGGGCCTATCTTATGCCTCACTGGCAATCATCGGCGCAAATGCACAACGCAACCCACTGGATGCCAATCCCTAAACTGCTGTTGGCCGATCCCCCCGCACGAGAGGAGACCTAGATGAGCGCGGCGCGGGAGGCGTGGACGCAGTGGGCTGAGAAGCATCCGAACCCTCGCGCCCCCCTGCGCAACAAATACGGGGCGACGAAAGTGCTCATTGGTGAACACCGTTTCGACTCCATGCGCGAAGCCGCCCGCTACAAGGAACTCGTGCTCCTCGTGGCCGCCGGCGAGATCACCGACCTCGAGATCCATCCGGGATTTCCGCTCGTCGTGGTCGAGCTGGCGCACGACGGGCCGCCGTTCGTCTTTCACACCATCGGCCGGTATACCGCCGATTTCAAGTATCGCAACGTGCGCACCGGGAATGTCATCGTCGAGGACGTGAAAAGTAAACCCACCCGCACGGAAGCGTATCGGCTCCGAAAGAAATTCGTCGAATCGCAACATCAGATCGTTATCGTGGAAGTTACCTAACTCGGTATACCTAACTCGGTAGGAAAGGAATCCCAATGAATTCACGTATGGCCTTGATCACGTTCATGGATAACAGCGGCGGCGCGCATCCCGATCAGGGGCTCCCGGGCGGGCAGCCCGGCTATCCGTCTCAAGGGCTGCCCCCTGGTGCGGTCCAGCTCCCCGTCTTCCCGTTCGATCCCACGGTGCCCGATAACACGCTGCCGGGATCGCAGCCGGGCGTCGACAATACGCTCCCTGGTGGTGGGTATCCCTCAGGACAACCGATCGTCCCGGGCAAGAAGTTCATCGTCAAGTGGCTCGCGTGCACGGGCCTGATCCTCGTGCCCGATAACACGCTGCCGCCGACGCCCGAGCCGAAGTAGCGTGCAGTTCTGCGTCGCACCTGGATGTGGGCAGCTCGTCCCGCGGGGACGCTGCCCCATCCATGCGCGCCTGAAAGAACAGCAGCGCCCGAACCGTCTGATTCGGCGCTGGTATTATCGCGAGCAGTGGAAGCGCTTGCGAGAACAGGTGCTCGTGGACAGTGGATATACATGCGCGGCCTGTGGGGTGATTCATCCTGCACTCGAGGTCGACCACATTGTGAAACATGAGGGCGATCCTGAATTGTTCTGGAATCGCACGAACCTCCAAGCGCTCTGCAGCGCCTGTCATCATCGCAAGACCGGATTGGGATTGTGATCAACATGGGGGGGCGGTCGAAAGGTTCACTTAGGCCATGCTCCCAAAC